AGGATCTTGACAAGATTCGACACCGCAGCAGATAGTGATGCTACCAGGCTATCTATAAAGTTTTTCATTTGCTGAACTTTAATAGGACCTGTGTACACGATCGAACTCATCTGTTTGCGAATTAACGATTCCGCCGTTGCCATATGGAATTGCTCTAATGACTCTATTTCCTCGTTCTTGGTATAGGAAGATTCCGGGTGGTCTCCAGCAAGACCGGCTAATTGCAATTCACCTCTTGCCATTGAGCCCCTCATGGAAGGTTCTTCAACATCTCTTGAGGTAACGACGAGTGCACCTTCCGAAGCCTTCTCTTGATCTTGCAGAGCTAATGCGACATTTGCTTCAGTAGGTTTTTCAAATGTAAGCGTGAGACCGCTTTCATTGCTCAGAACCGCGACTATAACCTTTGCTGCAGTCATTGGGTCCACCTCCAGTGATTGGCACATCTGGGAAAAAACATCAACATCAAATTTGTCAGAGTCCTTAAGCACTGATAGTTCCGAGAGCGCGTTGTACATCACCTCCGTTTCTTCCATTCTTTTCCTGATGTCAAGCGCAGGCATATCTACTGAGGCTTTGTATTCAGTTACTAACCTATCGTGGAAAGTTACATATAGATCAGGCACCCTAATCTCTAATGCATCACCCGCCACTTTAATTAGTTTCCGGTTTAAAAGCCGCTCTTTCACAGAAGGAAATGCGTTTCCGAATGCCAGAGAAATCTCGTCCCATACATATTGGCACACTGTCTTTGGACCAAAACTAAACTTGCTGATCATTAGATCGTCTTTTAGAACTGCTAGCTTGGTATGCAGGAAGAACGTCATGGACAAAGATTGTAATAAAGACTTATCCACATCCCACTCAGACCTCGCAGTCACTCCGTTAATGATCACCCTCGATCGAATAGATTCTACGAAGGATAATACATTAGCGTATGTAAGAGCTTTGGCTTGATATGTACGGATATGGTTAAGAACAGTAAACACAAAATCTTTGGATACTAAGACCTCCTTGCGTGTCCTCTTACTGGTCTCGAGAGATATATCAAAAAGTGGTACTATGACCATATCTCTCATCTTTGGGAACCAGTAATTGACGGATGAAGAATCCTCGAGCAGGATCCTCTCACTGTTACACATCGCTAGTGTCTTTTTGTAATGCCATGCATCTTCCATTGCAGTATAAAACTGCTCACTATCTACACTCTTATGGGCTACACCTTTGTATAATAAAAAAGTATCTATCCTAGAAAATTTGCAAAACCAGGTGTTGACCCTGGTGACTAAAAACTCCTTCATGTAGACCTCTCTATTAGAGGCTGGGAAGTAAGTTTTGCACACATACTTAAGAATATTAGAATAACTATGACTATAATTAAGAGTACTCTCAGACGCAAAGGAAAATGTCAATTTGTCCCCATCACGTGAAAAACACGCATTGATTTCGTCCAAATTGACGTGAGAATCTTCTAGAAGTAAATTCTCAGAGAAGTGAAAGGCTGCGTAACAAGTATGGACGTTTTTCCTCAAAAGAGCAGCCCCGAATTCATCAGCGGGAATATCATAGATACTGTGTAACGCGATGGCGTACACTCTGCCAGTGTGCTGCATTTGCTGATGTTCACATGTTTGGAAAGTATTGTGACAGACAACTTCGTTCGGAACTTCTGCGTATCTGTCAAATGCTTCCTTCTGAAACGCAGGAACCTGTTTGTTCCCTCGCTCTAGTCTAGAAAGGTACAGTTCTATGCTGTCTTTCTGACCCTCGTGCCGCATAATGTCGCGGACATCCAAGTTGGGCATACAACAGTGTACGTACGCCCGTCCTTTGAACAGATGTGATGCAAAGTTCCCACCTATATCATAAGTCAGTGATCCATAAGGAACTTGCATCATCAGATATTCCAGTTCTAATGATCGCAGACCGCCAGCAAGCGAATGCACGGCGTTTTGCGTATTGTAAAAGGTTATCTGGAATTCTGGGTATGCCCGTGTAGCAATAAGCGTCTGTTCCTCGCTTATTACTTTCGAA